CCGAAACGGTATTACCATTTAAAGGAGTTGTGGCGCTGGAGTCTACATCATTAAAATAAGTAGTTATATCGCTAAAACTTCCTCGTGCGGTATTGACTAAAGAACTTAAGCCCATTGTAACTCCTGCGATTGGATTTATCATACCAATTGGTATAGATGTTAGAACACTTAATGTATTCCCTAATATGTTACTTATTATCCTGTTTCCATCCCTGGATTTTGTTAATTCGGTTAGTCTTTCTAATTCATTTATATTTGTAGAACCATAAGCGAGGTCATAAGCAATTTTACTATTTTGAGTATTAATTAAAGTTTCTTCACCATCTATATCTACTGTGATATATAATGTTCCTAGTCCCGTTATAAAATCTACCGATAAATATAAATATATTTTGTTACCTATCACTACATTTGTAGGAATAGTTATATAACCGAAGAACGGAACATAAAGTTGTAATTGTGTATAAGGTTCATAATCAAGATAATTATTGTATAATATAGCGTCATTATCAAAACCAAAGGTAGCTAGTTTGCAACTCATTATTTGGTGCGGTAATAGCCAACCTGTTAATTGTGGAGCACCATATAAGTTAGCTGATTGTCCTATAGTGTTTTTTTCTGAAGTGACTAGATTTTCAATTGCGGTGTTACCTATTGTAATAGGTTGTATGTTTATGTTATCTCCTTGTTTTTTGTTCATGTAATCCGCATAATTACCTTGTGGTAGTTTATCTACACTTATACCACATAGATAAAAATACTCAGGTATAGAGAATGGATATACTTTTAATCCATTTATCATTTGACCTAGATTTTCATACATTCTTCCACTTTCTACATCAGTAACTTTTGCTTTGAGTAAAGAACCTATAGCTTGTAAGTTATTATTATTTAAAGCCCATACTTTATTAAAGCTATCGTGATAAAATTGTTTACCCCATTGAGTAACACCATATTTGGAATATTGATTATTATCTATAGTAGCTTGCATATAATCTAAGCTTGTAGGTAATCCTGTTTCAGGGTCAAATGAAATTGCGCCTCCTGTCATATTACTAGTTGAGATAGTATAACAAAAAGATTCCGTTCCACTAGATAGCTCCGCAGGGGCTCCATCATGTGTAAAATCTATGTTAAAGGTGTTATTGTTTAAAAATAAATTTCTACCGTCAGTTTCATTTTCTAAAGGTGTAATAATATCATATAGTTTTTTAGCTGTTTTTATAAGATATTTATCTATAATATAATCATTATATTCATTTTCATTTCTAGTTACATATGCAGTAAGATTTAATATTCCGTTCCCATAAGTCTCTAATACATCCTCACTACAATTGATTTGCCATAAACCCTCGTTAATACTTGTGATACTGTCAACAAAATAATATCGAGCTAATTCTTCAATATATATATAATTAAAATCGGGAAGTGTTGCATAACTCAATACTAATACAGGACTCATAATATTAGTGGATTGTTTAAACTTACCGTCAATATCTTTAACTTTAGTTAAAGACTTGTCCATTAAGTTACGTTCACTAACATTTTGGTATAAAGTTATCTTCATAACAATACTTCCTCTAGTGTTAATGTTACAACACATTCATAGTCACAAGTCATGAAAGCTCCAATATTTGTAACGTTATAGTGTCCGTATCGTCTTGTTATCTCTTCTACTTCTTTTTTGTATCTTGTAGAAAAGTGAGCAACAACTTTTTTATCGCGGTATATTGTATAATTAATAAATTCATTGTTAATTAATTTTAAAACTTCTTTTAATTTCATATTTTCTCCTTTCTATTTAAAGAAAAGGAGGTATATTTCTATACCCCCTAATTCAACTAATCAATTAAGAAGCAAACAAAGTTTTCACTTAAATCGTTGAAGTAGCCAACATCAGCTTTATACCAATAGTTGTAGAACTCAGCTTTATCAACAACGTGTGAGCGGATACGTGTATTTTTCTTAGTGACTCCCAAAGCATCTCTATCAAAGATAACACCAATAATATTAGATTTAGTATAGCTATTACCCTTAGCGTCTTTGATATTAATCTTGGATGTATTAGCGAACGTAAATGCGTCGGTTCCATCTCCCGAGCCTTGCCAATATTGAACACTCTCGCTATTTGGAAGAGCTGAGAGTTCATTGTGGAATGTATCAGATTGTAAATATACATCAGCTGCGTTCTTAAAGTCGGATAATAATACAATGTGCATTAAGTCCTTAGGTGTATGTCTAGATTTCTTTTCAGCGTTGAAGACTTTTGAGTATTGTGTCATACGACCCGCTACAAGTTTAATTCGGTATGCACAATATTTTAAGAAGTCTAAGTCAGTCATTGCTGACTCACCTGTCTTTGTAAAGTCAGGGTTGAGAGCTTTGTATTCAGTTAATAAGTGAACGTGTTGAGCTTCTCCACCTCCGTTATCTGAGTCAGTTAAGCTAATCATATTGTTGATAGTCATTAAGATTAAACTGTCTAATTTAACGGTCATAGAGTTTTCAATCATTGTCCAAATCATACCAATGAAGCTTCCTAATGCTTGAGCTGATGTAAAGCTTTCTTGTACTTGTCTTTCAGTGATTGACATAGGAATATCAAATGTAGTCATTTGATTAAAGAACTTAACCGTAATTTTTGGTTGATAGAAGAAGTTTTGGTCATATGTAGCTCCGTCTTGTAATTCCCAAGTTTCATTTACTTCAGCTTCTGGTAAATCCATTTGTATTTTTTCTGTGACCGAACCATACTCCCAAGAGTCCATTAAAACGGATGGAATAGAACCACTATAAGGTCTATTAACAAAGATAACTTTACCAATTCTATCAACTAATGTCTTGACGTAGTTATCTACTGCGTTAGCGTTAAAGATTTCAGTACCAATATCAACAACATTGGATAAATCTTCAGTAAGGATAGCAGTTTCTCCTAATACTTGTTTTGTACTTGCATTTACTAATTCATAAATTTGTTTTACTGTCATTTAAAATATATATTCCTCCTTTCAAATTTATGCTTTTATAAATAATTTATAGTATCGTCGGGATTAATTGCAAACTCGTTGGCTATAGCTTTAAATTCAATATATATATGCGTTCCCTCGATATCATTACCTATTACTCTAATTGCTTGTAAAGTGTTTAAAATATCTTCTCTACTAGTTCCTACAACATGAATATATAAAACTTTGCTAGGGTTTTCAATTAAAGCCTTATATGTACCTTTTGGTAATTGTATTGTTGGGTCTGGGCTAGTATTATCCCATAACTCCCAAGGTATAGTAATTTCAATTATTCCACCTGTCATGCGAATACCACTTCGTCGGTTGGTTTAATTGTAATAGTAGTAATTCCGACTGTACTTTCAATTTGAGCAACGTAGTTACCACTATTTAACATAAACGTTGCATAAAAATCACTAATTTGACCAACGGTGTTATATAACCCGTTAATTCTAGTTGCTTTGTATAAGTTACTTTCTAACTTTTCATAAATACCTTTTACGGTATGTGTGCCTGCCTTAGCTTCAAAAGGCAGTCTAATTAATAAATATCCTCCTACGTACAATTTTGTGTCCTCCTTTCTAATAAATTGATAACGTTAATATACTATCAATATCTTTGAACATCTCTTGATAAAAATCGTATTCACGTAGTTTAAGCTCATTTTCAATTAATACACTATAGTCGGTAGAGCCGTGTTTACCCTCTCTAGTGATTGTGTTAGTGCTGTTGACATCGCTTGTATTGGTTCCACCTGTGGTAGTCTCAGTATAGTTTTTATCAGGAGCACCTGTACTATTGACACTTTGGTTTCCTGTGTTGAGAGCGGTAGGAGTCTCACTTATACTATCAAAAGCATATGTATTAGCATTTTGAGTTACACTAGTTGACTGAGTAGTGTCAGTACTCGTTTTACTCGTTGTAGTAGTTTGAGGAGTATCAACACCGTGGGAAGTGTAATCAACTTTCTCATTCTCTTTGTAGTCGTTTGTTGGAGTGTAATCGGCAGTAATAGCTACATACTTTTTCTTCCAAATCTCGGAGAAACGATTTAACAATAACGGTGCGATTTGTGTTCCTAATGTAATCACTTTTGCTCTACTGTCACTAATAGATGGCTGTTGAGTTTTAACTATCTCAGTTAATCTCTCTAGTATTAAAGCTATCCACTTTGTATAAGCGTGTGTATAGACATAATCCATATCAAGTACACTACCTTTACCATCAAAGATTTTTGTTAAAATCTCGTCAGGTGTACTTAGACTTTTTACTACATTTTCAAGTGCACTAAATATTCCTGTTACTTCCTCGGTATCGTCCATCATTAATGGTTCAAAATAATCTTTAATCGTTATCATTTTCTTTCTCCTTGTCTTCGGTTGTTTCTTTCTTACTTTCTCCCTCTTCTTGTGTTTCTTCGTTTTCTTCAGTATTCAATTCTTTCTCGGCGAGTTCCATAGTTGTTTCTATTTCCTCTCTTTGGAGCTTCCATGAAGAGTTGAGTTTAACACTAAGATTAGTACCAAACATCGCATTAACTTTCTCGGCTCCCTCTTGTCTACATTGCAACATATCGTCTATCAATGGCATTAAAGCCTCTTCGTTTAAATCAGCCTCGCTCTCGTTGATAGCTTCACGTTTCATATTATAGTTAGCGTTTAATCCAAGTTGGTTAAACCACGTAGCTAAGATGTACTGCCTTAATTCTATGAGGTCTTGGATGTTACTAATAGTACCTGCGTATTGAATTGCATTAAGACTTCCTTTAAGACTCTCCATGAATTTGTTAGTAGCAATAACTCCTAGTTCGCCTTTTTCTATATCGTTTAAGAACTTCATAGCACTAGCTTTGGTCGCTTCGTCTCCTACTGAGATAAGAGAACTAATACGACTATTAACGGTAGCAATTCTTAAAGATATGTCAATCTCGGCTAACATGTTAGCGTATAAATCTAACATATCATTAATAGGAGTAAATGTTGAAGTGTTACGAATTACAATACAATCTTTATCAACCTCAAGTACTTTGTTAAATGGTAAATAAGGATTGCTTACAATGGATTGAGTCGGTAAGTAGTAAGGGTTCAAGATACCTCCTAAATTGGATTGAAAAGCGTATAAACCTTTATTAGGTACGTCGGCGATAGTTGCCTTACCAAGCATTAATAAAATCCATTCAAACTCTTTTTGTGGTATTGTTTTAGGTAAGCCGTCCCATTCAAACAACTGATTAAGACGCGATAACATGTAACTTTTGTGTTGCCTTACTAAGCGCTCTTTGTCTTTCAATGGGTTTCTATCACAACCTAATAATTTTTCATAACTCCAATCTTGCCTATTCGGTATCTTGTCCGCCATTTTCTCTCCTACTTTCTAAGTCTTCTTTAATTTTGTCGAGGTCTTCTTTAGTCTTATTAATGTCATTCTCTAAGTTGCTATAGTCTTTATTCTTAATAGCTTGGTACACTTTTAAAGCAAACTTGAATAATATCCAAAGAACTGATAAAGATACACTAATAATTCCTATAATAGACTCGATTTGTTGTAGTCCCACAGCTCCTGTTAAGACTATCAAGGAGCTATCTACAATATTCTCTAAATTGGTATTTATTTTGATATACCTCCTTTCTATTTTAGCCTCTCATACAAACTTGTAAATAGTTTCTTATAGACTCACCTACCGCATTGTCTTGATAAAAAACCTTACTCAGTTTGAAAAAGGATAAAATCACATTTACTACAGGACTACCCGAACTATAAATGTTAGTAACATAGTTAGGCTTCCCATTTGGTACAAGGTCGAATATTAAATCCCCCTTGTCTTTTAACTCGCCCGTTTTACGGTGTATGTATGTGAACGTCATATCGTTTGTTGAAACGATTTCACATTGGAATATCTCATTGTCGAATAAAATAAAATAAGTAAATAATATTTCTTTTGGTTTATATTTACAAGGCAAGTGAGGGTAGATGGCTATCTCCCAAGTACCCCCAACACCTGTAATCATAGTTAGTTTAGGATTGTCAAAAGCAAAGTAAATGTTACTCTTCTTTTTACCGTAGTAGTCCGAGAATTCAACCGCTACTTTAAGTCCACTATCTCCATAAGTATATACTTCAATCTCTCCTTTTTTCATGTTCTTAACATGTTTTAATCCCATTTCATTAAAGTATGGAGCATAAGGATTAATTGTATTACCTGCCATAAAAATAGTAACGTCGTTTCGTAAACGGATAATAGTTGATAATACGTTCATGAAGATAACAAACTCGTCGGGTAGATAGTAATTACTTGATAAGAACTCGTCAAAGAAAATATTTTTAATATTAGGGAATGAGATTGATTTAATGTGTTCTTGGTCATTAAGAGCAAAACCATAGCAAAAAGGTGTTTGCATTTTCTTTGTTGTAGCACCGTGCTCGTCGACAAATGCTAGATACCAACGACCACCTAAATAAGATACTGAGTTAAATTCTCCCTTTGTTAGTCTAGTTATTACACCATTTTGAATATGACCCGCAAACATTTGCATTGAGTTTTTAGGTTTAAAGTCGTCTTGCCAACGTCTCAAGATACAAAATTCGTTCTTGTATCCGCTTTTAACGTATTCCTTTAAACAGTATTCCAAGATAGCATAAGTCTTGCCATTAGAACGCTCACCGATAATCATATAATATTGTGCTTTATGTGCTAGTATTTTATCTAATCTATAATGTTCTTCTTTAGACATAATCTATCTTTACTCCCTCCGCTAAGAATTTTAAATACTCGTCACTCATTGTCAATGTATAGCTACCCTCTTCCATATGTACCGAACTTAACTCATGATACTTTTGTTTATTGCCTAAATAGTCCATAAACTCTCCGCTCGTTTCATAGTCAATATAAGTAAGAATTTGCTTGCCTGCGTGTGGTGAGGGTACCTCAAATCCATCACTAAAACTATCAAATATTTGTTGTATATCGTTTTTATACTTTTTGAGTAAATACGGTACTGCTTTAGTTTTATTAACTCCTGATATTGTCAATGATAAACCTTTGTTGTTATATACCATATAGCGTTTAGCTCCTAAAGTTTTGAACATATCGTAATGACCGTCGTAATCCCAAACGCCTATGATTTTCTTTTCTCCTTTTATAGTTGTCGGAGCGCACAATGATATATCAAGTTTATGATAACTCATTGCTACCTCTAATTTATGATAACATATATCATTGTATTTTTCAACATAATTCTTGTGTTTTTCATAATTAATTCCTTTGATAGAGTCGGTATCACTATAGCAGTAATCTTCTCCAAATTCTAAAATACCCGACCACAAATTCCGCCTTGCATACGCTGTGATAAATACTCCCCAAGGATAGAATAAAAACCTCGAACGCTGATTGTTATACTTTTCTACTAAATCTCCTCGTTTATCGAGTGTCATTTCTTCGGTATGCCATCCCTCCTCGTCGTCATATTCCACCTCGGGTTTAATAATATCAGTAACAGTCATACCATAACAAGAGTTTAACATTTCTTTTGAGTTCATGTATTCGGCTATCTTGTCGTCAATACCTTTTAAAGTTGTTTTATCCTTATATAACATAAGTATACTTTTTACAAATGGAGTAGGGAGGTACCATTTCTTATAAATGTAACACAAACCTATTTTGCATTTAGTCCATTTATAAACTTTCTCTATTATATCTAAATCTATATTAGTTATTGTAGTTTTTAAATATTTAGTCTTAACTATTCTACCATTGTTAATTGTAGTAGCTCCCTCAGTTATACCATGTGAACTTGACAAATAAGACTCATAAATAAAAGTACTTTCTAAATCCCAAAACTCTATATCAAATATAAGACAGTTTCTTTTAGATAATTCTTTTATTTGTTCTAAAGATTTAATCTCTATTATTTGACCATGACTCATAGGGAACATCTCACTAACCATAACCGCGGGATAAGAGCTAGTAAAGTCAATAGATGTTACATCTCTAATTAAGTTGTTAACTGCTAATGAGTTTGCATGAGTAAAACCACCCATAAAAGCACGACGCATTAACATATACTCTTGAGAGTCATTAATAACTAAATTTTTAATATATCTTTTTTTATAGTTACCTTTTTCATTACAAACTTTACGACAAAACTTTCTTACTTTACCCGTTTTGGTATATGGTAATCTAGAGATATATAAATAAGTTTCTAACTCTTCTTCGATGTAAGAGTCTAATACCTCATAGTCTTCTCTAATATATCCTAATTCTTTCTCAGTTAGTGGAGTCGTTGAACCTCTTAATAAGGAATAGTCTAAATCTCCCACCATCTTTTTAGCATTATGATGTCGCAAATTTTCACCAACTTTTTTAAGTGAATAGCCACTAAGCATATAGCTACATCTAAATTCAATATTATTTTGAGTAACTGCGTATATAATTTTTCTCTCGTCGTTAGCTAAAATTTCTTTAATTTCAAAATACTTTCTTATAAATTGAAACTCATAAGCTAGGTTATGTACCCAAATAACTATATGCGCTTCAGGGTCTTTTTTATGCATAACATATTCTAGATAATCTACATCTTTTATAAATTCTTCTAAACTTCTACCGATTTTATAATTGCCGTCGATACCAAAAATATATGCGTAACAACATGCTCTTTTAGTTGGCTCTTTTTCTATACCCTCAACATAGAAACTAGATACCTCAATATCAAAGCAAATACGATTATTAAAGTATTTATTTCTATATTGTTTTTTGTAAACCTTAAAGCTTTTTACATTTGCTAAACACTCCTTAATCGTATTGTATTGTTTCATATTTAGTTATATTGATTGTAAGAACTATAAATATAGTCGTGCATTCTCTCTATTTTTTGGTTCATAATATCAAAGAATATTTGTTCTCGGTCTACTACTTCGCCCGTTTCTCTATTTACCCAATCGTCACCGACTTTTTGAAGTAAATTGTTTTTAAGGTCTAAAAATACCTCCATACCTACTTTAATAGTATCGCTTGGCAATTCTCCACCATGGTATAAATCTTTGTATCTATTATACAAGTCAAAGAACTCTTTTAATAATTCTCTCTTTGAATACAACCACTTAATAGTCTCTGTATATTTACTATAGGCGTTTTTATTTTTTGACCCTTTTGGTCTCCCTCTAGGTCTTTTTTCTTTTATTTCTTTAATCTTATTCTTGTTATTTTTTGAGCCCTTTGGTCGTCCTCGTGGTCTTTTTTCTTTCTTGCTAAAATCTGGAGGCTCTATACCGAAGCGCTTTAAAGTACGTAATGTAACATTTATAGTACCTTTAACCGTACTAGTCTCCATGTCTAAAAAGTGTTTAGCTCTTGCGACACTTCTACGTAAACTATTAATATCTGCCTCTTTACCAATTCTAAAAGTACCTAATTCACTTTTTTCATAAGATAACAACGCTGGAGAGTAAGGAGCAAATTGTCTAAGCTTTCTTACTCTCAAGTTTGCAACATTATTAAGCTTTATAGCATAGGTTTTTAAATCGGCAAGAGACATTTTATTTAAATCATTATAAGATAGATTTAATTTAAGTCTCTTTGGCATTAGTCTTTAGTTACCTCCTTTATATAAAGTATATCTAATAAATTCTCGCAATCGCATAGTATTATTTCTTGAAATAAGGTAAGCACACCGATTAAACTCATTTTATTATCTCCTTAAAATGGTAAATCGTCGGTTGGTTTAATGTTTTCAACGTCTTTAGTCTTTTTTATCATGTCAAATTCCAATAAATTGTCGTCGTTTTCTTCTTTCTCTTCAAATGGTTTATAGTCTAAAATTTTATGTAGCCAAATGTTTTCAAATCTTTTTTTGCCGTATATTTCATTTAATTTCATTTTAGCTTGTTTAGTGTAATCTTCATTTTTACCATCTTTAACTACAACGTACCAAGGTACATCCACAATAGCTGTAACAACCCCGTTTAAATCACGACCGTACGCGTTCTCACAATCTTGCCTAAAATGAATATTTAGTGGTATTTCTTTACCTTGTGGTGCTTCAAATGGCACTTTTAAATAAGTGTAATAGCTCTTAAAAGTTTTCTTTTTGCCGTCGTCTTCGTAGGTTACCTCCTTTGTGTTAATGTTAAATGTAAGTTTTAATCTCATAAAATTAACCTCCTTTCTTTCTCTTTTAATATATGTTAATTTGAATGAGAAGCGTTTGTATAGTCGTCTAGATTTAAATCTAGCGTGTCTAATATGTCTTTTAATGTATTTGCACTATCACCAACTAAGGCATTAAATATATCTAATTGTGTCATATCGGTGGTACTAATTAAAAGTTCGTTTAATTGTAGTATTAAAAATTCATATTTTTTCATTTTATACGTTTTTGAGTCGTTCATTAATTCTAAAAAATCTAATTTTTCTTTTATATCTTTTAGTTCTTTTTCTATCATAAATTTACGTCCTTCCATTCTAAATAATTTGGTGTTCGTCCCCAAATATGAAGCTCTTTTCTTTCTCTAATATAAGTTAGTTTAAAATCTACAAATCTTTCTTGATTTTGATAAAGTGCTTTAATATAATCTTCAAAGTCTTGCCAATAATAAAATATACTTGCGTGATTGTCGGCGTTTTCTACGTATATTATTGTATCCCATAGCTTCCGCTTTTTAATGTCTTTAATTAATGAAAATCTCATTCCTCCAGCACAACTTACAGTT